ATGAAATTATATTATGAAGACGAATTATCTAGAGCATTAGCTGAAGATGGTTCTGCTTCTAGTACTTATATTACACCAAAAGCTTATTACCCAGGAACATAATGTCTAAATATGCAGTAGGAAAACATTCAAAAGCTATTTCAGATAGATCAGGTATGGAATTTCCATACAGAGAAATGGTTAGAGAATGGAATGGTTCGTTTGTTCATTATACAGAGTTTGAACCTAAACAACCACAATTAGAACCAAAGCCAACAGGTGGGGATGGTGTTGCATTGTTAAATGTAAGACCAGATAGAACAGAGCCCATTACAACTGTAATGATTTCTAATAATGGTTTTGAAACTTATGAAGCAGGGTCTGGTATTATAAATGTTTTTTCTCCTGGACACGGTTTAACAAATGGAACGACTTATTTATTTAGAGGTCCACCAACAATTTCACCTGGTACAGGTACAGAGTCTGATCCTGTTTTTGCTTATGCAACTATTCCTAACTTTGATGGAATAACTGGTGCACAAATAGGACAGGGTTCAGGATATGCTATTACAACAGGAAAGTATAAAAATGATCTAAGAGATACAACAGATTATTCAGTAACTAATTTTTTCTATTTTACAGTTAACTCGGATACTGCTACAACAGGTAATATAAAAGGAGGAGGTTACGGTTGTTCAATAGGACCCATAACAATTAGCGCATGATAAATAAAATTTGGAATTGGATAAAAAATATTTTTAAACCTGAGAAACAAGACCCTCATCTTGAAATGTATGAAGAAACTGCAAAGCAAAAAAAGATACGTTCAAAATATAAAGGAGATAGTAAATAATGGCTGGTTTAAGTTATTCAGATTTAGTTACACAAATAAGAAATTATACTGAAACAGATTCAAATGTTTTAACAACTGCTATTTTAGAAAATATAATTTTAAATGCTCAGTACAGGATAATGAGAGATGTTCCTATTGATGCAGATAGAAAACAACAAGATGGTAATTTAGTAACTGGTCAAGAAACAATAAATGCTCCAGCAGGAGCTTTATTTATAAGAGGTATTCAAGTTTATGATTCAACATCTTCTATAGCAGGTGCTAATACTTGGTTAGAAAAAAAAGATATAACGTATTTACAAGAATATGTATCTTCAACAGAATCTGCAAAAAGAGGACAACCTAAATACTATGCTATGTATGGAGGAGCAACAGGTAATACAGATACTACATCTGGAAGAATGATGTTTGCCCCGGTCCCTGATTCAACATACAAATTTAGAGTGCATTATAACAAAATGCCAGCTACTTTAGAGTCTGGTAATGCTACTAACTATATTAGCTTAAACTTTCCAAATGGTTTATTATATTGTTGCTTATCAGAGACTTATGGTTTTTTAAAAGGTCCAATAGATATGTTGACACTATATGAAAATAAGTATAAACAAGAGGTACAGAAGTTTGCTAATGAGCAAGTTGGTAGAAGACGAAGAGATGACTACACAGATGGCGCTATTCGAATACCAGTAAAATCAGCAAACCCTTAGGAGATAAATTATGGCAATAACATCAGCAATTTGTACAAGTTTCAAACAAGAAATTTTAGTAGGTACTCACAATTTTACAGCAACAAGTGGAAACACTTTTAAAATAGCTTTATATACAAGTTCAGCATCACTAGGTGCAAGTACAACAGCTTATAGTGCAACAAATGAAATTACAAATGCATCAGGAACTGCTTACACTGCAGGCGGTGCAACTCTTACAAGTGTAACTCCTACAACTTCAGGAACTACAGCGATATGTGATTTTGCAGATGTTAGTTATACTTCAGCATCTTTTACAGCGAATGGTGCTTTAATTTATAATGACACAAATTCTGATAAAGCTTGTGCAGTTATCGCTTTTGGTAGTGATAAAACTGTAACTAGTGGAACTTTCACTATTCAATTTCCAACAGCAGACGCAAGTAACGCAATCATTCGTATAGCGTAAGGAGGAAGTCCTTATGGCTACATCAATTTGGGGAGGAGATGATCCCTCAGTAGCATGGAATGAAAATTCATGGCAATCTAATCTTGCAACAGTTATATTAACAGGAGTTTCAACAACAACATCAGTCGGATCTATAGATGCTTTTAATACAGCAGGATGGGGATCGGATGCTTGGGGTGAAGATGGTTGGGATGGAACTTTTACAGTAGTTTTAACAAGTGCAGGTGTTGCAACAACAGCTGTTGGTTCTGTAGAAGTAGATGCAGAAATAGGTTCTGGTTGGGGCCGAGGTGAATGGAACAACAACGAAGGTTGGGGTATTCAAGGAACTGTAATACTTGAAAGTTTATCTGCAACTGTATCTTTAGGTTCTGTAACAACTGCTGATGTAATGGGACTAACAGGAGTTTCTGCAACAGCTAGTATTGGATCAGTTACAATGATCGGTAACGTAGTTGTGACTCCAACAGGAATTTCTGCAACAACAAATTTAGGATCAGTTACTGTTGCTGATGTAATTGGAGTGACAGGAGTTTCTGCAACAGTAAGTGTAGGATCTATTTCTCCTGCAGATGTTATGGGAGTATCTACAGCAGGAGTTGGAACAACAGCTATTGGAGATGTTAGTGTTACTTCAAATCCTACTATTTTACCAACAGGAGTTTCTGCAACAGTAAGTGTAGGATCTATTTCTCCTGCAGATGTTATGGGATTAACAGGAGTTTCTGCAACAACTTCAGTAGGAAGTTTAAGTCCTCCTGTTGTAATGGGATTAACAGGAATTTCTGCAACAATAAGTGTCGGAGACTTATTTATTCAGGCATATCAAGATGTTGACACAGGTTCAAATACATCGTATACAAGTGTTGCAACAGGATCAAATACAAGTTATAGTGACGTTGCATAATTAGGAGATTACATGGCATCAACATACACACCTTTAGGAGTTGAACTACAAGCAACCGGAGAAAATGCCGGAACTTGGGGAACAAAAACTAACACTAATTTACAAGTTTTCGAACAAATATCCGGTGGGTATACTGCACAAGCAGTATCCGATTCTGGTGACACTACTTTATCTGTTTCTGATGGAGCAACTGGTGCAACTCTTGCACATAGAATTATAGAATTTACAGGTTCATTAACTTCAGGAAGAAATGTAACAATCCCTCTTGATGTACAAAATTTTTATGTTTTAAAAAATGGAACTTCAGGTTCACAAACTGTAACATTTAAATATGCTAGTGGTACAGGAACGAGCGCTGCAGTTGCGTCTGGTAAAACTATTATTGCTTATGCAAAAGCAGACGATGGCACAAATCCAAATATAACAGCAGTTGAATTTGGCGGAGATGTTGTTGATGATACTTCACCACAATTAGGTGGAAACTTAGATGTTAATGGAAACGATATTGTTTCAACTTCAAATGCAGATATTGATATTATACCAAATGGAACTGGTGATGTTGTTCTTTCAGCAGATACAGTAAAAGTTGGAGATAGTGGTGCAGCCGCTACTCTTACATCAAATGGAGCAGGAGCATTAACTGTTACTACTGGAGGCGCCGCAGATCTAGTTTTAAATACAAATAGCGGAACAAACTCTGGAACTGTTACTATTACAGATGCTGCTAATGGAGATATTACTGTAGCACCAAATGGTACAGGTAGAGCAAAAGTAACTAATGCAACATCAAGTTCAACACAAACTGTAACTACGGATGGAAAAGGACTTGTCTTCTCCATGGTTTTCGGGTATTAATATCAAAGGAGAATAAAAAATGGCAACACCAAATCTTGTAAATATAGCAACGATCACACCTAAAAATGCTATGGGCACTTTAGGGGATACTAACAGAACTACTATGATCGATGTTCCTGCAGAAACTGCAGTAAGAATAGACACAATATTATTAGCAAACATTGACGGAACTAATGCTGCAGACGTAACAGTAGAAATTAGTAATGACAATGGTTCAACTTATTATAAAATCGCAAGTACAATTTCTGTACCTGCAGATTCAACATTAGATTTAATTAGCAGACCTATCTATTTAGATGAAACAGATCTTATAGCTGTAACAGCTGGCGCTGCCAGTGACATAGCTTTTCATGTTTCTTATGTAGAAATGGTAGACTAATAGGAGGATAATTTAAATGCCAAAAATAATTAAGCCAGTAGCAAAAGGAGATTTTACAGCAGCAACAATTTCTGTTGATTCTCAAGGAAGAGTTGTAACTGCTGCAAGTGGATCAGCAGGAAGTGCTGGGATGACTCCTACACTTATGGCAACCGGTCCTGCTTCAGGAACTTTTACTGCAGCTGGCAACAGTAATAAACTTGTTATTTATGCAGCTTCGGGTGCTGGAGGAACAGGCGGTAAAGCTCCAACTAGAATTTCAGGAAAAGGTGGTAGTGGTGTTTTTGCTGTTTACGTTCACCCTATATCTGCACCTTTTTCACAACCTTACGCTGTAGGTGCTAGAGGAAATAGAGGATCTAATCATCCTGGTGCTGGAGCAAATCCTGGACCAGCTGGTGGTACTACTTCATTAGCGAATGTATTTAATTTAACTGGCGGTAATGGTGGAAATGCATCTACCAATAATGCATATGGAAATCCTGGAAATGTTGGAGCAGTTTCTAACTCTCCTGCACCAGCAACTTTTTCTTCAGCTACTAATACACTTGCGGATAACACAAGATACGTCGTACCAATGATAAGTGGTATGGGTTTTTCAGATATGTCTAATGGTCCTCAACCTGGTTTCATGCAACTAACTTATTCTGATGGTGTTAGAGGTGATTTAGTAATTTATGAGAATGGAGAATAGAAAATGGCTAGACATGGAATTTTTAACGAATTAGGTAGTCTTTTATATTTAGCAGAATCAGATGCTGAAAAAAATAGTCTTTCTAATAGAGCATGGCCCGCTTATCCAACAGCAGAAATTTCAGATCAATTATTTGAGGATGTTGCACACCTTCAAAAAAGAATAACATTAGAAGATGGGTCAGTAGTTGAAACTGCAACTAATTATTCTTTTGCTACTCTTACTGCAGAGGAACAATCTGCAGAAATTACACAAAAAGTAGCAGATCAATCAGAATCTATAGAACTTTTTATAGCTTCAAATCCTGATAATGAAGAGTTGTCAATTTGGCAAGATTATCTTTCTAAACTAGAAGCTATAGATGTAGATACTTTAGATTTACCTATATCCAATAATTCTTTTCAACAATGGTTTAATCAACAACCAGGATATCCTCAAAAAAAGTTTTTGCAATTACCTTAATTATTTGATCTAAATCAAATAATATATATATCAAAAAAAGTTTTTGCAATTACCTTAATTATTTGTTAAAATAATTTAAATGTTTTCAAGAAAGAAAAAAATAAAATTTCAATGTCATTCAGATCTTTTAGATGTTAAAGAAATAGAACCTAAACTTTCCAGACATTGTTTACCTGATTGGTATAAAAAAATTCCAAAAAATAACCATGTAAAAGGTTTAAATATAAAAAGCTGCATGCCTTTTATGGATAGTATGACAGCAGGTTATATATTACCTCTACCACAAGATTTTTATTTAGAATATAATATTTATAATGAAGAATTTAAAAAAAAAGATAGTGCTTTTAGATTTTGTTTAGATGGTCAAATTAATATCAATAAAATTGAAGACTATAATTTAAATAGCTCAGTTCCACAAACACACCCCACCTTTCAACTTGGAGGAGATAACTCATACGTTTCTAAAAAAAACGGAAGTCAACCTTTTTTAAAAATTTTAAACCCTTGGAAAATAGTAACACCTCCAGGGTATTCTTGTTTATTTACTTCTCCTTATTATAATGAAAATGATTATTGGAATATAATAACTGCAATTGTAGATACTGATAAATTTGAAGGGATGGTAAATTTTCCAATATTAATTAATCATGATAAATATCCAGAGTTTAAAAAAGAATTTAAACAAGGGATGCCTTATGTACAAGTTATTCCTTTTAAAAGAGATTCATGGTATTTTGAAAAAGAAATTATAAAACCAAATTTTTCTAAAATATTTAGTTATTTTTCACAATTTCAAGATAGATATAAAAAACAAAATTGGGTTAAAAAAATATGGAAATAAAAAATCTTATTCATATCGAAGATGAAATTATGCCTTATTCAATGTTGTCTTCTTTTATAAAATGGATTGCAAAAAATCCCGATATGTTTAAACAAGGACAAGTTACAAATGGTATTGATCAAAAAATAGATACTGAAGTTAGAAAAGTATCTAATGCTTATTTAGATTCAGGAATGCTTTCACAAACTGGAGTACATTGGTTTAATTTTTTATCTAGAACAATATTTAATATAATAGGTAATTATAGACAAAAATTAAATATACCTTCTGTTGAAATTAATGGTCTAACAGAAGTTACTATTTTAAAATATGAAAATTCTGATTTTTATAAACCCCATACTGATACTGCATCAAGAAGTCCCAGAACTTTATCTATAGTTTTGTTTTTAAATAATGACTATGAAGGTGGTGAATTAGTATTTAAATCTTTAGATTATCAAAAAGACATACTTACAGTTGATGTAAAGCCAAACAGAGCAGTTATTTTTCCAAGTAATTTTATGTTTCCTCATACAGTAAAACCTGTAACTAAAGGAACAAGATATGCGGTGGTATCATGGGCTCTTTAGAAAAAAATAAATACAAAGTTATTAAAAACTTTTTATCAAAAGAAGAAATTGAATTAGCTAAAAAATATATACTTATAAGGCATCGACAAAACAGTACAAAGTTTGATCTCCATCAAAATAATAATGGAGATACTATGTTTTACCAAGACCCTTTTACTGAAGCATTACTTTATAACAAATTAAAGTTAATGGAAAATAAAACTAAATTAAAATTATTTCCTACTTATTCTTTTTCAAGGGTGTATACTTATAACTCTGAACTTACTCCTCATAAAGATAGACCTTCTTGTGAAATTTCAGTAACAGTAATGTTTGGTAGTGATGGCACAAAATGGCCTATATATATGAAAGATAACCCTATTGAATTATCACCAGGTGATGCTTGTATATATTTGGGTTGTGAAATAGAACACTCTCGTAAGCATTTTACTGGAGATTGGCATGCACAAGCTTTTTTGCATTATGTAGATCAAAATGGACCCAACACAAAATATAAATTTGATGGTAAACGACCCAGTTTAAACCCTACATTGCAAAGTTGATTTTAAATAAATTAAATGGTAAGATTAGAAAATGCGTTATATTTTTAAGGAAAAAGAGCTAGACATAGAGTTGTCTTGGAGAGAACGTTTTAGACTCTTTATTAAAGGTTATATTCGTATGAATCGGTTTGATAGCTATAAACATTCTGCTGTTTTAATTAAACTTGCTACAGAGGCAATTGAACAATACGGTGATGCTAAAGAACATGGTGACGTTAATAAAAATGAGTAGGTTAAAGTATGTTACAAAAAATTGGATTTCAACCAGGCATCAACAAACAAATATCGGAAACTACTGCTGAAGGACAATGGGTAGATTGCGATAATGTTAGATTTAGATATGGCACACCTGAAAAAATAGGTGGATGGAAACAGTTAGGAACAGATGATCTAACTGGAGCAGCCAGAGGACTACATCATTTTGTAAACAGCTTAGGTAGAAAGTACGCAATCATAGGTACAAACAGTATTTTATATGCATATTCAGGTGGAGTATTCTACGACATACACCCCATAGATACTACAACTACTCTTAGTAATGCTTTCAGCACAACTAATGGATCTCCCACTGTTACTATAACTTTTCCTTCTGCACATAATATGACAGATAATGATATTATTCTTTTAGATAATTTTACAACAATAACTAATTCTAATTTTAGTGCATCAGATTTTGACGATAAAAAATTTATGGTAACATCGGTGCCTTCTACAACAACTATAACAATTACAATGCCATCAAATGAAACAGGTAGTGGTGCAACTACATCTGGAGGTATTAGAGTTCAACATTACTATACAGTAGGTCCATCTGTTCAAGGAAAAGGTTTTGGTTGGGGTTTAGGTTCTTGGAGTGGTCCTGCTGCAGGAGCAGTAACAACCACTTTAAATGGAGCAATCGATGCTGCAGTAACCAGCATTACATTAACAGACGCTTCACAGTTTCCAGACAGTGGAACTAATTTTATTATAATAGGTTCAGAAGAAATTTCATACACAGGAGTTAGTAGTAATACTTTAACAGGGTGTACTAGAGGTGTAGCAGGAACAACAGCAGCATCTCACAGTGATGGAGATACAGTGACAAATTCAACTGACTATGTTGCGTGGGGAGAAGCAGCATCAGGAGATTTAATTGTTGAACCGGGTATGTGGTCATTAGATAACTTTGGAGATAAAGCTATTTGTTTAATTCACAATAACGCTTGTTTTGAATGGGACTCTTCTTTATCAAATGCAACAGCAACTAGAGCTACGATTATATCTGGCGCACCAACATCTTCACGTCATATGTTAGTATCTACTCCTGATAGACACTTAGTATTTTTTGGAACAGAAACAACTATTGGTGATCCATTAACACAAGATGAAATGTTTATTAGATTCTCGGACCAAGAGGATATTACAGATTATACTCCAACAGCAACCAATACAGCTGGTACACAGAGATTGGCCGACGGATCACGGATCATGGGAGCTATTAGAGGTAGAGATGCAATTTATGTTTGGACCGATACTGCATTGTTTACTCAACGTTTTGTTGGTCAACCTTTTACTTTTGCCTTTGCACAAGTTGGGACCAACTGTGGACTTGTAGGACAGAATGCAGCTGTAGAAGTTGATGGTGCTGCGTACTGGATGTCAGAGAATGGTTTCTTTAGATTTGCTGGTAGATTAGAGTCTTTACCTTGTTTAGTAGAAGACTATGTTTATGATGATATAAATATAGAGTCAGGTAATCAAATGATATCTGCTGGATTAAATAATTTGTTTGGTGAAGTAATATGGTTTTACCCAACGTCTTCCTCAGCTGTTGTAAATAGAATGGTTTCATATAATTATTTTGATTCTTCTTCTCAAAGACCTGTGTGGGCAAACGGAACTTTATCTAGAACTATGTGGAAAGATTCAGCAGTTTTTGGTAGTCCACATGCAACAGAATACGATGCAGGCACTGATAGTTCTTTTGATGTAGTTGGAAACACAGAAGGTATGACAACTTATTATGAACACGAAATTGGAACTGATCAAAATAAAAATGGAGTAATTACTGCAGTTACTGCAAACATTTCGTCAGGAGATTTTGATATAACACAAGCAAGATCTGCTCAAGGAACTCAAACAGGTATTGCAACTTTTAAAGGAGATGGTGAATACATAATGAAAATAAGAAGATTTGTACCTGACTTCATATCACAAACAGGAACTACTAGAGTTACATTACAATTAAAAAACTATCCTAATGATTCACAAACTGGTTCACCACTTGGACCTTTTGATATAACAACCTCTACTACAAAAGTAGACACACGTGCAAGAGCAAGAGCAATTGCTATGAAAATAGAAAACACAGCAGCTAGTCAAAGTTGGAAACTAGGTACTTTTAGATTAGATACACAACCAGATGGTAGAAGATAATGGCAAAAATTGTACAAGTAATTACAAGACCTGAACGAGATTATAATATAGAAACAGCAGAGGCTCAAGTAAGAGATCTTGATGCAATTGTAGAAAAACTAAACTCAACGTTTCAAGCAGACTTAAAAGATGAGATTGATGCGTTTAACTTTTTTGTAAACTAATATGGCAAATCAATATAAATTTATAGGTATAGATAATAGTACAACAGGTGGAGCACTTACACCATTAGGATCTGGTAATCCTTTAGTAAGTGAAACATATGTTATTAAATCTATACTTGTTACATCAGCCGGTACACCTACAGTCACAATTACAAACAACAGTATTACAGCTTTAAAATCTGCAGCTTTGACTGCAAACGTTACAACAGAATTATTAACTCAACCACTAATAGTAGAAGGTGGTAAGTCTTTTACAGTACAAGCGAGCACTACAGACTCATTTGACGTAGCTATTAGCTATTTAAACATTAAGAAAGAGGTAACAACATAATGCTAGAAATACAACCAGATAAGATAATAGAGAAAATAACTAACAAAAAAACAGGCGAAGAATACAAGAATGACAAGGAATGGAGAGATAAAGGTATATCCCCAGAAGATATTAGAAGAGATGTAACTCTTTTAATGCCTAGTCTTGATATTTTCGGAAAAACAAAATAGAATAGTAAAATGGCCATAACAAACGCACAACAATATCAACAACTCGTAAACAAACCAGCAGGTAATAAAAGACCTGGATATCGTGGTGATAAGGCTTATGGAGATAAAAGTAAAAGTGAACAAGCAAGATCATTTAGTAAAGCTACAAGTAGAAGTGGAAATGTAGGAGGAGCCCCTACACGAACAAAAGATGAAAAAGCAGGTGGTACTCAAGGAGATGCTTTTAGAAGATCAGCAAGACAATTTGAAATAGGTGTTGAAGGTGGTAACGCCGATATAAATAAATTTATAGAAACAAGAAACTATCCTAAAACGAAATTGGGAGTATTTGATATACTTACTGGTGGCAAAGCTACTAAAAAATTTGTAGATTTTTCTTCAGCAATAAACAGACCTTATTTCTATGATAAAGTTATTAAAGCAGGAAAATTAGACCCAAAAAAATTTGGTATTTCATATTATAACCTAGACGAGTATACTGATGATCAGTTAGAAGAGGCATATCAAAAATATAATAGAGCTAGATTAAGTAATGAAATAGATGCTTACGGTAATCCTATAATGGGTGGGGATGGAATGTATAGTGATGGTGCTGTTCTTCCTAAAGAAGGTATCCTGGCTGCTGATGCAGCGGATGCTATAGACCCAATAGAAGATGAAGATCAAATTATTAATTACAGACTCTTAGCTGATGGTGGTAGAGCTGCGTTTGCAGGAGGCTCTGATATGGGAACAGTTGCCGACTCTAAAGGTAATGTTGGTTCAGGTAAAGGTGGTTATCAAGGTGGAGGAACAGGACCTGTTCAAGATAAAAGCTCTGAAGGTCAAACATCAATGAATGATGCAGTTATTATGATGAATAAAATGAAAAATCAAAATTTAAAGGAAATTACAAATCCAAATCTTATTGAAAAGTTTCCTTATGCACTAAGAGCTATTGATCTAGTTAATTTAGATAAAATGATGGCTAAGAAAAATTTAAATACTATAACAACAGATGATGATGAAAATGAAACTGTAGTTAGTTTAGGTATGGATGGACCAAGTCAAACTGTAGTTAGTTCAGGTATGGATGGACCAAGTTCGACTGTATATAGTTTAGATATGGATGGACCTGAAACAATTTCTTTAGGTTCAGGGTTAGCGGAAAATGCTAAACAAGATATTATTGAAAATAAACAACTAGGTGCAGAATCCTTATCAGAAGCTGAAGCTGAATTAATGAACCAAGGAATTTTACCAGCTAAAGCAGAAGGCGGACGTATTGGTCTTATGGAAGGTGGCATGCCTTACGAAGGTGGGATCATGGATCTTGAAACATCAAGACAACAATACGGTCTAGGTAAACTTGTTAGAAAAATTACACGTGGTGTTAAGAAGATAGCTAAGTCACCAATAGGTAAAGCTGCGTTATTATATTTTGGTGGTAAAGGACTTATGAGTTTAGGTAGTGGTGCGGGACCAGGTAGTATTTTTTCAAAATTATTTGGAGCAAATAATACTATGAAAGGTTTTGCAAATATAAGCACAGCAAAAATGCCAGGTATTCTTGGAAAACTAGGTTTAACAAAAGGATACGGAAGTATGATGCCAACAGCTTTAGGTGGTATAGCAGCATCAACATTAGGATCATATTTTTTAACACCGAAAGATGATGATGATGATAATGAATTATACGCAGGAGCAGACATAGCTGATCCAAGATTTATTATGGCAAATAATCGTGATTTTACTAATACAAGACTTTTAGCTGAAGGTGGATCTACAGAAGAAAAAGAGCCGGTAGCTAAAAAGACTATGCCTCTATTAGATATGGATGGTCAAGAAATGGATTTAAGAGCTGAAGGTGGGTTTGTACCACTAGGCAGAATGGAAAAAGCAGATGACGTACCTGCAAGACTGTCTAAGAATGAATTTGTATTTACGGCTGAGGCTGTAAGAAATGCAGGTGAAGGAGATGTAGACAAAGGCGCAGAAGTTATGTATAACATGATGAAGAACTTAGAATCCGGAGGTGAAGTTTCAGAAGAATCTCAAGGGTTGGAAGGCGCTAGAGAAATGTTTCAAACATCACAAAGATTAGAGGAAGTAATATAATGGCCGTAACAGAACAAGTATCAAGACCAGCACCTTTTGTAGAAAAACTAGGAACTAACTTAGCAGAAAATGTATTAGCCCAACAAGGTGTACCCATTGTATCATCAGGTATTGCAGGCTTAACACAATTTGCTGGTGAAGATCCAGCAGCTTTTGCAGCAAGACAAAAAGCTGGACAAGCTTTTGATATTAGAAAACAAAATTTAGCAGGCCTTGCACCACAAGTAGCAGGTCAAGATGTATTACAACAAACGGCACAAACATTAGCACAACAAGGTGCAGGAATAGATCCAACTACTGGACAAAAAACTGGACTAGCTTCTTTTGAACCTTTTTTACAAACAGCAGGTCAACAAGCACAAGTTGCTGCTGGATTAGGAACACAGGCTCTTGGACAATTACAAACAGCAGGATCTACTTTTGGTGCAATACCAACAGGTCCAATGACAACTGCACAAACACAACAATATATGTCACCATATCAATCACAAGTGATTGATGCATCACTTGCAGAATTTGATCGTAATAAACAAATACAAGAACAACAGATCAAAGATCAACAAACCGCTTTGGGTGCGCTCGGCAGTGGTCGAGCGGGAGTGCAACTCGCTGAGTTTGGCACAGGGGCAGCGAGAGAACGAGCTTTATTA